CGCAAGGTCGACCCGACCCTGCCCAAGGCTCCGGAGCAGCCTGCTCCAGAGGCGGATGCCAACTCCCTCAAGGGCGATGACATTCCGTTCTAATACAACCACACCATATAGGATGTGATATAATATGACTGCTAAGCGTACCAAGACTGATCGTTTGCTCGATTTCCTGATGTCGGGCAACGATATTACTGAAAGCCAAGCGCGTAGTCGCTTTGGTATCCAGAATCTGAGCGCGACTGCTTCCGCGCTCCGTTTCAAGGGTTATGCGGTATATGCTAACCGTAAGACCCTTGGTAATAACCGAGAGGTGACTATGTACCGACTGGGTGCTCCTCGCCGCGAAGTTATTGCTGCTGGTTATCGCGCACTGGCTACTGCTGCATAAGCATCTATAGATACTTGTGGCAAACTCGGGTCGAATCAATTTCGGCCCGAGTTTTTTGTATCTTATACGATACATAATAAAGATGATTTCACCATGAAAGGGTTGAGATAGCATGGGCATTGAGATTAATGTATCAATAGAACAACTTCGCCAAAATAAGATTTTTGTAGCAGCGCCAATGTATGGTGGTATGTGTACCGGGCAATTCGCTAAAGGTACATCAGACCTAGCTAAACTAGCCACAGAATATGGTATGGAGATTGATTTCTTCTATCTTTTCAATGAAAGTCTTATTACTCGCGCCAGAAACTATTTGGTCGATGAGTTTCTTCGAAGTTCATATACGCACCTGATGTTTATTGATGCTGATATTGGATTTAATGCTAATGATGTGATTGCATTATCCGTTATCGCCAATCAAGAGGGTAAGGATATTGTATGTGGTCCATATCCTAAAAAGTGTATTTCTTGGGAAAAGATTAAGCGAGCTGTTGACAAGGGGTTTGCTGACAAGAACCCAAATGCACTAGAAGCTTATGTCGGCGACTATGTTTTTAATCCAACCAGTAATTCACCATCTATTCGTTTAGATGAACCGGTTGAGGTTCTTGAGGGTGGCACAGGATTCATGATGATTCCTCGCCGTACTTTGGAAACATATATCGAAGCATATCCAGAACTTAAATATCTACCAGATCATGTACGTACAGAACATTTTGATGGTAGTAGAGAGATTTCTGCTGTGTTCGATACAGTGATTGATCCAAAAACAAAGCGTTATTTGTCTGAAGATTATATGTTCTGTCAATATGCCCATAAGATTGGATTGAAGACATGGCTCTGCCCATGGATGCAATTGAATCATACTGGTACATATAACTTTGGTGGTAGCTTGTTAGACCTAGCACAGATCGGTGCAACTGCTACAGCTGATATCGACTCTCTTGGTAAAGCAGGTAAGCTTGCCAATAAACAAGGTTGACATGAAGCATAATATCTGTTATTATGAGTTTGTTCTGAAACACTATGGAGATTTGTGATGAAGTTATCACCTGAAACAGTAGAAATTCTAAAGAACTTTTCGACTATCAATCCTTCGATTATGCTTCGGAAGGGTGATGTGATTCGAACCATTACAGCTAAGAAGAATGTCTTAGCTTTGGCTAAGGTAAAGGATTCATTTCCCCAAGACTTTGGAATTTATGATATCACGCATTTCTTGAATGTGATTTCATGTGTGGATTCTAATGCATCTAATGTCGCTGTGGAATTTGATGGTGATATTGTTCACTTCCGTAGTGGTAAGACTCGGAATCATTTTCGAGCTGCTGCTGCATCCACAATTGCACAACCACCAGCTAAAGACATCGAGATTCCTTCTCCCGATGCTGTGGTGACACTACCGAGTGATGTGGTAACGCAAATTATGCGGGCTGCATCGATTCTACCATCTCCAAATGTTGTGCTTTGGGGTAAAGATGGTACGTCTTATTTCTCAGCATATAATGTCATCGATGAATCTTCATTGCGGCAAGATACTGAGATTGGTACTTGTGAAAAGGATTTTATTGCAGTCTTTGATACCCAACTCTTTAAGATCCTTCCACGAGATTATACTGTTAAGGTAACATCTGGTGTCTCGCATTTTGTATCGACCGCTGGCGATGTTGAATATTGGATCGCTTGCTCTGTACCTAAAAAGTGAAAGATGTACCGAGAGTAAATTCGACGATGCTTGCTGGATTTTTACACGAGCTAATCGAAAAGGCCCGCAGGGATGCTTCTGAGTTAGATATGCTTGGAGCCATCCTTGCGGTGACCCTTAGACATTATGTTAAATCGCTTGGACGTGAACAAGCGGCCATGATGTTTTATAGTGTGGCTGATGAATTAGCTATAAATGATGAAGGAAGTGAAGATGACGGATTTGATGGTGAAGCCCGATGAGTTTTTGTGGGTAGAAAAATATCGTCCTAAGACGATTGAAGAATGTATCTTACCTGATGATATCAAGGTAACTCTACAAGAATTTGTTAATAACAAGCAAGTTCCAAATCTGCTTCTATGCGGTAGTGCTGGGGTTGGTAAGACCACGGTTGCTAGAGCAATGCTTGAAGAAATTGGTGCGGATTATATCATTATCAATGGTTCGCTTAATGGCGGCATTGATACTCTTCGAACTACAATTACTGGGTATGCATCTACAGTATCGATGTGGGGTGGACGTAAATATGTCATCCTTGATGAGGCCGACTATCTAACGCAGCATACACAACCTGCTTTGCGTAATTTTATTGAGCAGTTTAGCCACAATTGCGGTTTTATCTTTACCTGTAATTATAAGAACCGCATAATTGAGCCTCTTCATTCTCGCTGCTCTGTTATTGAGTTCAAGGTCAGTAAGAAAGATTTGCCCGCGCTTGCTAAGAATTTTTTTGGTCGAGCATGTGAAATCTTGACAAATGAAGGTGTCACATTTGACAAGAATGTGGTAGCTGAACTTATCTTCCGTCACGTACCTGACTGGCGGCGAGTGCTTAATGAATTGCAGCGGTATTCAGCTAAGGGTGATATCAATGCAGGCCTGCTTGCTAATATGGCAGGTTCTGACCTCAAGGATTTGATTAAATCTTTGAAGGAAAAAGATTTCACCTCGATGCGTAAGTGGGTTGGTCACAATTCTACTATCGACCAGAATACTGTTTACCGACAGTTTTATGATATGGCATATGATATCTTGAAGCCGTCTAGTATTCCTAATCTGGTTATTATCTTGGCTGAATATCAATATAAGGCTGCATTTGCTGTGGTACCTGAAATTAATCTGGCAGCATGTCTGACTCAGATTATGATGGAATGTGAATGGAAATGAGTGATACGGATGACAACAAAAAGCTATCACCATTTACTTTTGTAGATAGCATTTCATTTACAAAGAAAGATTTCTTTAGAGATGAAGAAACATCAGCTGTAGCAGAAAAAGCATATAGCTCATTCATGGTTAATCGTGCATTATCATATCACCCTGATACACTACTGTATGCTAATGAGATGAATACCAAAGGCCATCTAGATGACCTGTTACAACATGACTATCTCATAAATACGGTAAGACCTAGAAAAAGGAAATCTTCGAAATGGCCTAAGCCATTTAAAGATAAAGATGTAGAAGTTGTCATGGAATATTATAGTTGTAATTATAATAAGGCTAATCAGATTCTAGAAGTTCTTACAGAAGAACAACTATCAATGCTCCGTGCTAGAACATATAAGGGTGGTAACGATAATGATAACAGAAATGGTAGAGGTTCATCTAAAGAATCCTGAAGACTTTTTGAAGATCCGCGAGACACTAACACGTATTGGTGTAGCTTCGCGTAAAGATCAAATTTTGTATCAATCTTGCCATATCCTACACAAACAAAAAAGATATTTCATAGTGCATTTCAAGGAACTTTTCGCGCTAGACGGTAAGCCGACGAATTTCACTGATGATGATTTGATGCGTAGGAATACCATAGCTAATCTTTTAGCTGAATGGGGATTGGTCGAATTGGTTGATCCTTCCGCTACTACAAATGTAGCACCAATATCTCAAATCAAGGTTCTATCGCATAAAGAAAAAGATGATTGGACCTTGGAAGCAAAATACAGTATCGGTAAAAAGAGGATACCCTAATGGCACAACCAGTTATTGAGGCTCTCAAGGTAGCTCTCGCAGATACCTTCACATTCTATCTGAAGTCTCACTATTTTCATTGGAATGTGCAGGGTCCTGACTTCAAACAATACCACGATCTATTTGGTGGTATTTGGGAAGAGGTATTTGGTGCTGTTGATCCCCTAGCTGAGTTTATTCGTACTATGGGATCATATGCACCAGGTACACTTGGTCGATTCAAGGAACTTACAACGTTAGTCGAACTTGAAACGATACCTGAAGCGCGTGAGATGATTCTCGCATTAGCTGTAGATAATGCTAAGGTTCTACAGTCAATTAGAACTGCATTCACCGAAGCAGAAAATGCTGGTGCCCATGCAGTTGCTAATTTCTTACAAGATCGTCTAGCCGCACATGAAAAGCACGGTTGGTTCTTGCACTCAACTCTAGGTAACAATGTAAAGGATTGATATGAGCAAT